TGCCGGGTAGCCATTCCCGGACCTATAGCGAACCTTGCGCGTCACACATACCGCCGTACCGTCTCGCGGAAACCTTCCTTGTTGGAGGTAGAGCGGGGCGGATTCCTAGGATGCGGCGGGGTATATTGCGACATGCGCCGGGTAACAGCAAGGTCAGCGTAATGCTGGCAGCGTCATTCGGACGTGGGATCCTTGCTCCGGGGGTCGCACACAGGGCCTAATAGATACGGGACTGACCCCGCGCAAGACGCGGCAGTAGGTCCCCACCGGCCCGATACGAGGGATCGGGGTTAGCCCGGTCGCCGTCCAGATGGACGGTCAACTGAATAGGGATGCGGTGGCGGAATAGGTAGACGCAGGAGAGGACCCACGCGGTCATATGACGAGGTGGGCCCGGCGCTATTGCGCATAGCGCCATGCAGGGTGCAAATCCCTGCCCGCATCCCAATATCGAAATCACAGTCCGCATATCGCGGGCTTTTTTTGTTATGTACGAGATCATGGTGGAGGTGTTTGGTGATGGCAGACGAGAAGAAGCGCAGTAATGCAGGCAGACCGTTGAAATTCAAGTCTGCCGAGGAATTACAAAAGATGATTGATGCGTATTTTGCAAATTGTGATAAGAAGAAGAAGCCGTACACAATCACCGGTCTTGCGCTGGCTTTAGATACAACGAGGGAAACGCTTTTGGACTATGAAGAACGTGACGAATTTTCTGACACTATCAAAAGGGCGAAGCTCCGGTGTCAAGCATATGCGGAGGAACAGCTTTTCACGAACCGAAACACAGCCGGTGTCATTTTCAACATGGTCAACAATTACGGTTGGAAGAACAAACAGGATATTGACAACAACATCGGCAACAAGGACGGCAAACCGTTTGAGACAGCGCAGCACGTCGATTTGCGCGGACTGAGCGCGGCAGAACTGGCGCAGCTGGAAGCGATATTGTCGAAGACGCAGGAATAATATATAGAGAAAGAATTAGCCGAAACACAGAAACGCCGAAATCCCTTGATACGAAAGGGAAAGACGGCGTTTTTTCGTGTGGTAAATTTACCACATTGTGGAGGCTGATTCGGTCACGTCGCTGCTATATATACAGAGTGAGAGAAGCGACCATACCCTAAAAACCGGATAAGCCATGACAGACAAGGGATTAAGGTACTTTTGAGGTAGGATAAAAATTTCCTACATGTAGGCGAAAAATTTCCTACCTGAAAAGGTGGTGAAAATGTGGGAAAAACCGCATTACAACAGTCTTTCTTGGATGCGGAAAGAAATGCAAGAAAGCGAGATATGGAACGGAAAATAGACATAGATTCGCTTTCACGGGAACTGAAAAAGGCATCCGAACAGAATATGAAGATCGTACATGTGACACCGCGAAACCCAGCGGGGTTTGTGCAAGTGATTGCAGAAAACCTGAACTACATCATAGAAAGCGAGTATCTGAGTACATCGGAACTCGCTTTTCTTATGTCCATTATGGGACGTACAGAAATGCACTCGAACGCTGTTGTGGATTCGGACGGGCGATATATGACGATCACAGCACTTGCGGAATCGACAAAATATTCCGTGAGACAAGCGCGGTCGCTCATCTCCTCTTTGCTAGAAAAAGGCGTGATATACGAATTTGTCGATGCACAACAGCTAAAGCGGCATGGTCGTGTAGTAGAGGAACGCCCGCTTTATCTCAATCCTGAGATCATCTTTTGTGGTGACCGAAACCGGATTAACGCTACACTGTGTCGTCTCGTCATAAATGCCGATCCGCTTGAACGACGGAAAATCCTGTTGCCATGGAAATTGTGGATGGATCCGGGTGCGGAATACGGACGTTTGTACCGCCGCAAAACGTGGCTCAAAAAACGGAAAGGTGATGCATGATGATCGACTTGGGAAGGACGGCGAAATGCGAAGTGTGCGGCCGGCCTGTGCCGGCAGCATGGGCGAACGACGACGGCAAGCATCGCGGCCATGCGCTGTGCATCATGGTGAAACGGGATGGTGTGAGCGGTGTTGACGGCAAAAAGAAGCATACCGACCCTTGAACAAGTCCGCGCCGCTCGCGCCTATGTGGATTTTTCCTATTTCATGGATTACGACAGCGGATTCCAGGACAAACCGGGCAAGCATCTGGACGTGCTGGACAAGGCACTGCAAGACGTGTCCGAGGGCAAAATAAAGCGCCTGATCGTGGCGATGCCGCCGCGACATGGCAAGTCCGAACGGGTCTCGAAAAAGTTTCCGGCGTGGCATGTCGGGCGCAATCCTAATGATGAGATCATACTCGCATCATACAGCATCGACCTGTCGCGCGGATTCTCGCGTATCGCGCGTGACACGCTGATAGAGCATCAGGACGTGTTTGGCGTGGAGATCGACCGCAATAACCAATCTGCAGAGAGTTGGACGATTGCCGGGCATCGTGGCGGTGTGACAGCCGCAGGCGTAGGCGGACCGATCACAGGCCGTGGCGCAAAAATCGCCATTGTGGACGATCCGGTTAAAAACGCCGAGGAAGCCAACAGCGAGGTCATGCGCGAGAAGATATGGGAGTGGTATCAATCCACCCTTTACACCCGTTTGACGCCTGACGGACGTATTATCATCGTCATGACGCGGTGGCACGAAGATGATCTTGTGGGCAGGCTCCTTAAAAAGGAACGCGAAGAAATCGAAGAAGGCACACATACCGGCGACAGGTGGACGGTGATAAACTTTCCGGCGATAGCGGAGGAAGATGACTATCTTGGCCGCAAGCCGGGAGAGCCGCTATGGCCGGAATTTGGGTTTGACCTCCAACGTCTTAGTCAGATTCGGCAGGATGTTGGGTCATACGTCTTCAACGCGCTGTATCAGCAACGTCCGAGCGCGGCGGAAGGAACGATATTCAAACGCGAATACTTCCGGTACTTTTCCGAACAAACCATCGGCAATCAGCAGTATTTCGTGCTTCACGGCGACGTGGAGAGGCGCTATCGCAAAGAGTCGCTATGGTGCTTCCAGACGGTGGACACGGCCAATTCGACAAAGACGATCAACGACTACTTTGTAGTGTCCACGTGGTACGTCACACCGGAGCATGATCTACTGCTGTACGATGTGTATCGCACACACATTGAGGGGCCGGATCAAAAGCCGCTCATGCGCGAACTGCGGAACAGGTACAGACCGCGTTTTCAGGCGGTCGAGGACAAGACGTTTGGAACCAACCTGATCCAAGAGATGCGCCGGGAAGGTATGACCGTGCGGCCGATCAAGGTTGACAAGGACAAGGTAACGCGCTCGCTCGTGATCGCCGCGCGGTACGAGGTTGGCATGGTCTACCACCGCGAAGGTGCGCCGTGGCTGACGGACTACGAGGATGAACTGCTGTCGTTCCCGCGCGGGAAGAATGATGACCAGGTGGACACGGCGTCGATGGCGGGTGAGATCATCCACGCGCTGCCGCCTGTTGAGCGTGAGGACAAGCACAGGACGCCGGCGCATCGGTTCGACGAGGATATAGACGAATACAGCGTCGGATATGACGGCTTTTGGTGAGGTGAGACGATGGACGCATTAACCTTGATGCTTATATGCGCCGGGATCACCATAGCAGCGATCAGTATCGTTTGCATGGTTGTGATGGTGCGTCAACAACACATGATCGACGTTCTGACGGATAAGCTGATGGCGCGGGATTACGGAGAGTATCGGCGGAACAAGGGTATGCTAATGGTAGAGGAACGGGAAAGCAGAAGGCCGATGAGTTTTTATGATGATCCGGGGATTGAGGAAGAAGCGCATTGATGCGCTTTTTTATTTTGCGTAAGGGGGTGACCGCGTGGCTGTAATGGACAAGGTTAAAGAGGCGTTTGCCGGGGTGTTTGGATCGGACGAATCCGCGCAACAAGAGCCGATCAACACACCCGAGCAGCAAAAGCTTGTCGATATGGCGCTCAACGATTACAACTATTTCAAATCCGAGCGCCAGAAGTACGAACCGATCTGGCGGCAGGAGCAACGGTTCTATCGCGGCGATCACTGGCACGGACTCCGGCCCGAATCGGTCAGTAAGATGCGTCCGAACTCGGTAGATAACGTGGCGTGGAGCCAGATAGAGTCCATCACGTCCAAACTGTGCAGTTGGATGCCTTACCCGGAGTTTGAGCCGCAAGAGCCGAGCGACGAGAAAAAGGCAGCCGATCTCAACGACTACATGCCGTATGAGTTGAGACAGATCAAGTTCCAGCCTAAGCACATTCGCGCTGTGCGGCGAATGGTGATCCATGGCCCGTTGATCTATAAGGTGCTGTATGACCCGGACGTCGAAGGCGGATCGGGTATGTACCGATGGAGGGGCCAAAACGACATCGTTCCGGTGGACTTTGCGACGTTCTTCCCCGATCCGCGCATAAGGGACTTTATTGACCTGCAAAAAGGCGCGGCGCACATGTTCCACTTCCGCAAGCCGATCGAATACTTCCGGGAGCGTTGGCCGAAGACGGGCAAAAAAGTGCAGCCGGACATGGACGATGCGGACGTGCATATCTTCGACGGCGAATACTCGCCCAACGGATTCAACGCGGATCGTGTACCGGGAAGCGCAGGATCGGCCACAAACAAGACGGCTGGCCTGATCGAGTATTGGTACAGAGGCAAGCCAAAGATCATGACGCGAGAAGACAAGGAACTTTTTTCTGAACTCGCGCAGGACAAGCTTATGCAAGGACTCGACCCGTCCGAATACCTCGCCAAAGCACAAGGTAAGATGGACGGTATACATTGCCTCTACGTCACGGTCGGCGGCGTTTTCCTTGAGCACAAAAGTTACGTCTACGACCACGGCAAATACCCGATTGTAGCGCGGACACTCTTCCCCGACGAAGAAAACCCGTGGGGCAAGGGCTACATGCGCGACATGATCCAACCGCAAATTATGCTCAACAAATTCGCAGAGATCGCGGTTGAGACGATGGCCAAGCAAGGTAACGCGGCGGTCTTGTACGAGCCGGACGCGATACCGAAGATTGAGCGTTTCCGCCAAAACCGCAGCCTGCCGGGTGCGCTGCTGGAAGTCGCGCGATTGGATGGCGTGAAGGAATTGCAAGGCGTCAACGTCCCGGAAACCGTGTTTAAGGTCATGAACTACTATCTGGACATGCTCCAGAAGATTCCGGGCCAATTTGACAGCGCCAACGGACAAGCGAACCCCAATGTCACGAGCGGCGAACAGGCGAAAGCGCTCATTGGAGCGGCGAACGCACGTCTTACGGTCGCGTCACAATTGATCGAGGACGCTTTGCAAGAAGTGTTTGAAATGTACATCGCGAACATGGCGCAATTTTACATTGACGAGCGGATCGGGCGCGTGACGGGACGGCAAGTGAGCATCAGCCGGAGCCGATTGATCAACACGATGCCAAGCGAGGCGACGTTGATCGACCCGACGACGGGCGAGGAAATCACCGTTCAGGTGATGGAGGAATACGTCCCGAAATTCGATATTGCGGTCAAAATCGGCGTCGAGAAGCCGACAGACCGCGAATATTGGATTCAAACGGCGTTCAATCTCCTTGCCACGGCGGATCCGACAACCGGAATGCCGCTCATCGATGGTGAGGCGGTGCGGTACGCGGTTCAGAACGGCAGACTGGAACCCTTCGACATCATCAACCAGAGGATGCAGCGTGAACAACAGATCATGCAGCAGATTCAGCAGCTTCAACAGCAGAACCAACAACTCCAACAGCAGATGCAACAACTCGCCGGTCAAGTTCAGCAGTTCGATCAAGCGAAGATGCAGCTTGAAGGCGAGAAAATCGCCACGGAGCGCATGAAGATCGAGAGCGAAAATCAGGTTGAAATGGCGAAGCTGGAGCAACAGCGCCAGCGGGATGCGCAAGCAGCGCTTCAACTCATACAAGGGGGTGTACCCATTGGCTAAACCGAAGTTGGGTAGCGGCGAACGGTTCAAGCAATTGAGCCGGTCGATCCAGAAGAAAGAGGGTGTGAGCAAAGAACGGGCGGATGCCATCGCTGCCAGTATCGGAAGAAAGAAGTACGGTGCTGAGAAGATGGCGAAAATGGCCGCAGCGGGACGAAAGAAGAAATAGGAGGGAGGGAAAATTCCTCTCAAACGTGCAAAGCCGGTAAATCCAAAAAGAAAAGGTGATTCGGGTGGACGAAAACCGCCTTCTTGAACTGGGCCGTGGGTGAGACTCCTACGGCCCTTATTACTGCCGCCTGCCATAGCGGATCTGAAAGGAGAATCAATCTATGAGCGATCAAGTTGCCAGCCATAGCAACGAGACGCAAGCATACGCCCAAAATCAGGCCGTAGA